CGGCGTTAAAGACACAGCTTCTAACGCAGTTCCAGGATAAAGGCAAGGGCGGGTATGAAGGGTTCAGGCCTCTGGATAAGAACAATCAGCAGAATCAGGACAAGGGTATGACCAGGGCGGAACTTCTGAAGAAGCCTTATGCAGAGCAGGTCAAGTTCTTCAATGAGAATCAAGATGCTTATAATGAGATTATGAAAGGTTAAAAAGGTGAATGAGAATGGCGGTTACAAAAATTGCAGATATTATCAATCCGGAAGTGATGGCAAATATGATTGAAGCCAAGATCGAAGCACAGTGTAAAATTACTCCGTATGCCCATGTGAACACGGATCTGCAGGGGGTTCCGGGTGATACGCTGACTGTGCCGAGTTGGAATTATATCGGTGATGCGGATGATTTTGACCCGGAAAATGCAGACGGGAAGGAGATCGACACTACGAAGCTGACCGCATCCAGTACAAAGTTTACAGTGAAGTGCGCGGGCAAGTCTGTAGCGATCCTGCAGACGGCGATCAATAGCGGTCTTGGGGATCCGGTAGGACAGGCAAATCTTCAGCTCGCGAAATCCATTGTGAATAAGATTGACAATGATGTGATGGATGCAGCATACACGTGTAAGAATGTTCATGATCCGGCTGCAGTGATCGGGTATGGTGGCGTGGTGGATGCTGTTTCCAAGTTTGAAGATGAAGAAGACGGTGTTGACAAGGTGATGTTCATCCATCCCAACCAGGAAGCAACTCTCTTGAAAGATGAAGATTTCCTGTCGGCAGATAAGTTCACCAGCGGTGTTGCTGTCAATGGCGCCATTGGTAAGATCGCAGGATGCTGGGTGAAGAAGTCTCTGAAAGTAAAGATGAATGAAGAGAACGGGACTAAAGGAGAAGAAGGATATGTTGCATCAGGTACTTATTACCTGAATCCGATCATCAAGACGGAGCCGGACTCGACTGAAACAGAATACTCGGAAGATGAACTTCCGGCGCTGACCATCTTCCTGAAAAAGGATACACAGGTCGATCATGAGTGGTTCCCGAAGAAGCAGCGCCATGATATTACTGCGGCAAAGTATTACGGTGTGGCGCTGACCAATGCCGCCAAAGTAGTGATTGCCAAGTTTTCTAAGGCGGCTGTTGTCTAAGGGGAGAGGCGGTGAACCTGATGATCGTATCAGTTAAAGAATTGCTTGCAATGCCTGAGTTTTCCGGAAAATCGGAAGCAACATTAAAAAGGAAACTGAATGCAGTTGAGCATTTGATCAGGTCATACACTAACAATAACTTTCAGAACCGCAGCATACGGATGGAGGGCAATTCCAAGGAGAATGTGATCAACGGGCACGCGCAATATTTTAAAGAAGGGGATACAGTCCAGATTTCACAGTCAGATGTGAATGACGGACTGTATTTGGTTACGGAAATTGCGGATAATTTTATCCGGCTCGATGCGGATCTGTTTGATGTTCCTAAAAATCTTGTGACGAAGGTAGAGTACCCGGCTGATGTGCAAGAAGGGGTGATCGAATTGATGATCTGGGAGGCAAAGAACAGGCAGAAGGTAGGCATCAAGTCGGAAACCCTGTCAAGGCACAGCGTGTCTTATTATGATCAGGATGCCAATAATCAGGTTATGGGGTATCCGGTGTCTTTACTTGGTTTTTTGAAACCTTATATGAAAGCGAGGTTTTGATACATGAGTGTTGGCGGTAATCTGTGGGGATCTGTTCTGGTTAAGGGAGCCGGTTGTACGAACAGAATAAAAGAACATGTACCGGTCTGGCAGGAATGTATGAAGCTTTACGGGTGGCTGGATCTGTCTGCGGGAGATTCAGACAGATCCGCATTCAGTGCAAAGATTCAGGAAAGCACACACATTTTCTTGTGTGACTATCAGCCTATGACAGCTAAGATTTTTGTCGGAGGACAAGAGACAGACGTTGATATAACCAGTGAAAATGCAAGGATGATGATTGACGGATTGGTTTATGATGTGTTGTTGATCGATAATCCCTTGAATATGAATGAGCATTATGAAATCTATTTAAAATTTATAGGTGGTCAGAATGGGAATTGAATTTACAGATAACAGTGCACAGGTAAAAGCCGTGTTGTCTGATGGAGTGAAAGCTTTTTTATACGAGAGCGGCGGTGAGCTGCAGTCCCAGACTATGAGAAATTCCCGGGTTGACACTGGCCAGACAAGAGGATCTTATCAGTATAAGGTTTCGGAGGGTGCAAGTGAATCAGCAGTACACGTTGGCAGCAACTTTCAAAATGCGATCTGGGAGGAGTACGGGACCGGCGAATATGCTCTTCATGGAGACGGCAGGAAGGGTGGTTGGTTCTATAAAGACGCAAGAGGCCAGGGACATTTTACGAAGGGGAAAAGGCCTAACAGACCGCTGTATAATGCATTCAATAGTTTGCGTGAGAAGCTGAAAAGGCGTCTGGGAGAGATAATAATGTCAAGATTGAGGTGATATGATGGTCGATCTGTTAGGATTTATCGGCGGGAAGTTAGAAGAAGCCGGGGTTCCTTATGAATATGTGGAATGGACGCAGGAAGTATCTTACCCTTATTTTGTGGGATCTTTTATGGAATCCGATTATAGATATGAGGACGGCTGCACTGCCGGAACATTTACTTTAGACGGATGGTCGCGGGGGTCGAGGCTGGCCCTTTTGGAAGCAAGCGGCAAGATAAAGACGATTTTCCAGGATCTTCAGGAGATACAGGGGAATCGTCTTTTCCATATTCGTTATGGAGGGTCGTTGCCGGTCCCTACCGGGGAAGATGATCTTTTTAAGGTTACGATTACATTGTTTACGAATGAATGGAAAGGAGAATGAAGATATGAGTTTAAAAACACACGGTATTACCAGTGAGACAATTAAGAAAATGATTCTCGGCGCTGGTGTGATTTATAAGAACCTGAAGTATGATGCAGAAACCAGTGAATGGAACGGGACTCCATTAGGGGCAACATCCGGGGGTATTAAGTTTCACTGGGACGCACAGTGGCTTGATGTGGAAGTTGACGGCGCTACCGTGCTTGTCAAAGGTGTTTCCAAGCAGAAGGTAGGTGAATCAGCTTATATAGAGGGGAAAATGACAGAGGTTACAGACGATCTTCTTGTAACGGCCCTGCATCTGACCAAGGCAGAGTCAGAAGATGCCAATTACACGAAATACGTGTCTAAGATTAATATTACAGAAGATGAGGATTACCTTGAAAATATTGCATATGTCGGCACGCTTTCTAACGGTAAGAATATCATCATTATCCTGCCGAATGCGCTCTGTACGGAAGCATTCGAGATTGAGACCAAGAATGCAGAGCAGACTACATTCAGCGTGAAGTTCGAATGTACTGCTGATTTGGAAAATAATACTTTGAATAAGCTGGATATTGAGCTTTATTATCCGACTGCGGTAGTTTAGAAGGGAGTGGACGCTACAATGCAAGCAAGAGTAGTAAAAGAATATATCGACAGAAATACACAGGAGTTTCATGCAGTCGGGGACGTAGTTTCCCTGACTGATGAACGCTTTTTAGAAATTACAAGAGCTGGCCGATATGTGGAAGAAGTGATACAGGAGGAAGCGCCTGTCAATAAAGCTGAAAATCCTGATAGTAATCTGGATCAGAATCCGGCAAATCAGGACCCGATAGGACAGAATGCAGATCCGGCAGATCATGATCCGGCAGACGAAGCAGCGGACCCAGAAGACCAAGACCTGGTTGGGTCGCCCGGACCTAATAAAACGTCCAAAAATCCACGCAGAAAAAAGAAATAAGAAAGAGAGGATAAATTATTATGGCAGAGATAAAATTTAATTTGACAGTAGACAGTATGTTTGACTTTTGTGAGGTGCTTGAGGCAATTGGAATTGAATCTATTGCAGAGGAATTTGACAAAGAGGATCTGAAAGCATTTCAGAAAAAGGACGCCGGTTCTGTGGGAATGACAGTAATTATGAAGGTTACAAAATTCCTTATAAGGAAGCTTCCAAGCGTGAAGGATGAAATATATAAATTCCTGACAGGTTGCGCGGAATGGGAGGACGGAAGTCCGGTGACAGTAGAAAATATGAGGAAAATGAAAATCACACAATTTATAAAGATGATCCGTGACTTTTTCAAAGACGAGGGGGTGATGGATTTTTTCGGGGAAGCTGCCGAATTACTGGATACGGAGCAGCCAGATTTGAAGAACTCTGCAACAGGCGATACGGTGATCCCTATGGATATCTAGGACGGGCAATCAAGCGAGGACGGTTAGACGAAGCGGTCAGCACTATCTTGAATCAACACGACGAAGATATGTGCTGGTCGCTTTATTGTGCTTCTGTTGCAAACTCATTCTCTAATGTTGGCAGTTTTGAGGATTTCCTGAAAAGAAGTAAAGCTCCAATAGAGCAGAATGAACAAGAGCTGAGCGGTCGCCAGATTCAGGAACAGTTGGATAAGGCAGATAAATTATTAAACAGCTTTACGCCCTCAGTGAAAGGAGGGTAACGATCATGGATATATTCTCACTGGCTGGTAAAATAACGGTCAACTATACAGATGCGGTAAAGGGAATAGACGAGGTATCAACGAAGGCAGGAAATCTGGCAAGTTCTTTGGGGAAAACAATGCAGGATGCCGGACAAAAGATTTCTTCTGTCGGAAAGACGATAGCGCCGGTATCTGTAGCAATTGGCGGGGCGCTGGGCGCCAGTACAAAATCTGCGAGTGATTTTACCGATGGAATGGCCAAGATGTCCACATTGTTTGATACAACAAAGGTGAATGTAGGAACGTTATCCAAAGAATTCATCGGATTGTCAAATGAGACAGGGAAATCGGCTACGGAACTGGCTGAGGCAGGGTATCAGGCGTTATCTGCTTCCGTTCCGGTTGAAAAGCTGGGAGGATTTGTGAAAACGTCTGCAAATCTTGCAAAAGTTGGTTTTACAGAAACAGCGACAGCTGTTGACGTTATGACTACTGCGATCAATGCCTATGGGATGGAGACGGAGGATGCAGATAAGATTGCCAATAATCTGGTCAGGACGCAGAATCTTGGTAAAACAACAGTAAATGAACTTGCGTCCAGTATGGGTAAGATCATCCCTACGGCATCCAGCATGAATGTAAATCTGGATAATCTGTGCACCGCTTATGTTTCATTGACAAAACAGGGTATCGCGACTGCTGAAGCTACGACTTATGCCAATTCTATGCTGAATGAGATGGGTGATTCTGGGACAACTGTCGGCGGTATTCTGAAAGATCAGACGGGAAAAAGTTTCCAAGAACTGATGGCCGATGGATATTCCCTTGGAGATGTCCTTGCAATCTTACAGAATTATGCAAATGAGACAGGGACGAACTTCAATGAGTTATGGGGAAGTTCAGAAGCAGGAAAGGCTGCGATTGCCCTGTTAAATGGCGGAGCGGACGAATTCAACAATACGTTGGCGGAGATGGGAGGCACTGCCGATCTGGTTGGCGAGGGCCTTAAGAAGTTGGATACACCTTCGGCAAAAGTGAATAAGGCATTGAATCAAGTTAAGAATAGTGGGATTGAACTCGGAAGTGCTTTCCTGACTGCGCTAGTTCCAACGATTACGACAGTGACCGGTATTGTGGAAAGGGCTACAACCTGGTTTAGCGGTTTAGATAATGGAACGAAAACAGTGATTGCGACAGTAATGGCTCTAGTAGCTGCATTGAGTCCGGTACTTATTGTAGGCGGGAAAGTAATCAGTGGAATTGGAAGTATTATAACGGTTGTTCCACAGATCGTGGGTGTAATATCAACTGTGATTGGATTTGTGACCGGCACAGTGATTCCAGGTATTACGGCAGTAGTATCTGCCATCGGTCTGGTACCGATGGCGATTACTGCAGTAATTGCAGGGATTATTCTACTTTGGAATAAATGTGATTGGTTCAGGGAAGGCGTGATTGCCATATGGGAAGCGATCAAGTCGGCTGCCATTGCGGCATGGAGTGCAATAAAGGATTTCCTGATAAGCCTGTGGGATGAAATTGCGCAGCTTGGGAAAACAGTTTTTGAAGGTCTTGCGTCATTTTTATCAACCTGCTGGCAGGGGATCCAGACTATGTTTTCTACGGTACTATCAGCAATATCCACACTTTTTACAACTATTTGGAATGGGATAAAAACTGTAGTTACTACTGTAGGCACAGCGATCCAGTCGTTTCTGACTACAACATGGAATAACATAAAGTCATTCATATCAACGGTCTTGAAAGCAATCCAGACAACATTTACTACTGTATGGAATGCGATAAAGACAGTGATCACGACTGTCGTAAATGCAATTAAGAGCTACATAACTACGGCGTGGAATGCGATTAAATCCACAATCAGCAATGTACTGAATGCGATCAAGTCTGTGGTCACTAATGTATGGAACGGTATAAAAAGTGTTGTCACCAGTATCATCAATTCGATTAAATCGTTTGTAACAAGTGCGTTCAATGCGATAAAGACAGTCATCACCAATGTATCAAATGGTATAAAAAGTGTAGTCAGTACAGTATGGAATGCGATTAAATCAACCATCAGCACTATTTTGAATAGTATTAAAGCTACCATTTCTACAGTATGGAATGCTATTAAAAACACAATTTCTACTGTAACGAATGCGATCAAGGCGGTGATATCTACAGCCTGGAATGCAATCAAGACAGTGGTTACTACTGTAGTTGGAGGAATTCAGAATTTTATCACTACAGCCTGGAATACCATCAAAGCTATAGTAACGACGGTAATGAGCACGATCCACTCTGTAATCTCTAATGCGTGGAATGGAGTTAGGGAAACGATCGGCAGTGTGATCAATGGAATTCAATCCACGATATCCGGAGGTTTAGAAGGTGCGAAAAATATCGCGGCCAATGTGCTGGGCGCGATTAAGGACAAGTTTAGCAGTATATTCGACGGCGCGGTAGGTATTGTCAAAGGCGCGATTGATAAGATCAAGAGTTTTTTCAATTTCTCCTGGTCATTGCCGAAGATTAAGCTGCCACATTTCTCGATTAGCGGCAAGTTCTCATTAAATCCGCCGAGTATACCGAAGTTTGGAGTTCAGTGGTATGCCAAGGCAATGAGGGACGGCATGATCATGAACCAGCCGACGATCTTCGGTTACAATGCGAAATCGAATCAGCTTCTTGCAGGCGGCGAAGCCGGGAGTGAAACAGTGGTCGGAACGGAAAGTCTGATGAATATGATCAAGAGCGCTGTGGCATCGGAGAACGGGGAATTGATCTCTATTCTGAAACAGATCCTAGAAGCAATAACAGACCTTAATGACGGGCTTGGAGAAAAGTTCTATGAAGCATTGCTGAGCATGAAGTTTCTGATTAACGAACGTGAATTTGCACGTTTGGTAAAGGCGGTGTAGGGATGCTAGAGAAGATTAAGTTTATCAATCATATCCAAGAAGAAATGGCTTGGGGAGAGGGTGGAATCTATGTAAACAGCAATGATTTACACGATTATTCGTGGGATTTCACATCGGATAACAATAAGATATCATCATTTCACAAGGGGATTGTTACAAAGGCGATCCCCATTATTATATGCTGTGCTTCAGAGAGTGAAGGGCTGATGCAGAAGAACAGGCTGCTCGAAATTGCAGAAAAAGACGTTCTAGCCCTGGAGCACGGAAGGATTGTGATCGGCGATTACTATTTAAAATGCTATATTACCGGAAGCAAGAAAAGTAATTACCTGCTGAATAAAAATTATATGGAAACGACATTGACGGTGGCAACGGATTATCCGCAGTGGATTAAAGAGACTCTTACATCTTTCCGTAAAAATGGAAGTGTAATTTTAGAAGCAGATAAAAAGGATGCGGCAGAGAAGAGAAACTTAGATTTCCAGGTAGATTTTCCCTATGACTATATGTCAGAAATGAAGGGAAAGACGCTGAATAATACCGGGTTTGCCGGGGTGAATTTCAGACTGATCATTTATGGCGCTGCAGTGAATCCGGTAATCTATATCGGCGGTCATTGTTATCAGGTGGATTGCCATGTGGAAGAAAATGAGTATCTGACAATTGACAGCATCGCCAAGACGATCCTACTTACGAAACGTGATGGAAGTGTTGAGAATCATTTCCACCAACGCAACAGGGATTCTTATATTTTTGAAAAGATTCCTGCCGGTGCCAATACCGTGACCTGGAATAAGGCGTTTGGATTTGACATTGTGTTATTGGAAGAAAGAAGTGAGCCAAAATGGACTTGATCTATGCGACGGATGAAAAAATTGATATTGGGGTAATGAGAGATTACACATTTGATCTTGCATTTGGAAGTGATGAGAATGATTTTGAATTAACGACTAATATCAACAATCATGTATGTAAGCCGGGGTATTTTTTATATTTTGAAAATTCGGAGTATGGCGGGATCATTGATAAGGTCAAGGTCCAGACAGATACCAATGCTCTGATCTATAAAGGAAGAACGTGGCATGGAATTCTGGCATCCAAGATCCTTGAACCCGATGCAGGGGAAGACTATCTGGTTTGCGACGGGGAAGCAAATGTGGTCTTGGGAGCATTGATTGAGAGAATGAATTTGTCGGAACTGTTTCAAGTCAGCGCGGTAGATTCTGAAATGGTGATCAACAATTATAAGATGAACCGGTATATAGACGGTTATGAAGGCATTAAGAAAATGCTGTCGTCTGTTAAGGGTAAACTGAAAATTCATTTTCAGGAAGGATTTGCCGTCCTGTCTGCGGAAGCTTTGGTTGACTATTCCCAAGATGAAGAGTTCGACAGCTCACAACTTAATTTCCAAGTTGAAAAATGTTATAAGCCGGTAAATCATTTGATCTGCCTGGGGCGGGGAGAACTAAAAGAAAGAACGGTAATGCATCTCTTTGCAGATCTCCAGGGAAATATTTCCTATAATCAGTCTATCTTTGGTATGGATGAAATTACGGGAACGTATGAGAACGTCAACGTCGAGTCAGATGAGGAACTGGAAAAGGGCGGCAGGGATGCACTTAAGGAATCATGGAATAGTGACAGCCTGGAAGTTAATATTGAAAGTACCCGGAACTATGACATAGGGGATATCGTCGGGGCAAGGGAACACATTACGAATATATTTGTTGCAAGACCGATAGCAAAGAAAATAGTAACAATAAAGGGTGATATTGTCACCACATCATATAAGGTAGGTAAGTGATTATGGCTAATTTACATTTGGTTACGGGGTATGCCGGAGAAGAGCACATTACTTCTAACGATCAGGGATCCTTTAACGCGGCTCTTATGGGTACCGGGGAATTCGTTCTTGAGCGCGGGAAGCAATTTGCAGCACAGGTGATATCGAATAATAAAGTCAGGATATTTGACGGGGATCTGCTGATGCAGGGCAGGCATATCCGATTAAAAGAAGATACTTATGTAGATCTGTTTTTTGAAAATGGAATGCAGGGTTATAAGAGAACGGATTTGATAGCGGTACGTTATGAAAAAGATTCTGTAACGAATATTGAAAGCGCGAGTCTGGTGGTGATTAAAGGTGTTCCAACGGAAGATGCATATGTTAGCCCGGAGAAAATAACAGGGAATATCATCTGTGAACATGCGTTGCAGAATGATACATTGTTGTATAAGGTGAATTTCGACGGCTTGGGAATTCAGGAGCCGGAGAAAGTATTCTCCACAGTTCCGACGCTGGAAACCATGAAAAGAGAGACGATCGGACAGATAAAAGAAGATGCCGAGAAAGCGATCCAGGATATGTCGTATGCGGTGGATGAGTTGGTTCCGTTATTCGGGTCTGGCAGCCCGACACCGGAAACACAAGGGCGGTTGAAGCAGTTCTTTGTCAATACTGAGAATGGGGAGCTGTTTGTCTGTACGGAAGAAGGAGAAACTTATACTTGGATCAAGATAGGTGGAGGACTGGGCGGAGTTCCATTGTCGGATTGCAAGAACCTGTCTTTGAAAGAAAGTAATGATAAGTTGACATTAACTTGGACAGATCCGGAGAATGTAGTGTTCAACGGTGAAACAATCGCGGAATGGGAAGGAACGAAGGTGGTGAGAAAAGAGGGCGGTAACCCGATGAGTATAGAAGATGGTATTCTGGTTGCAGATAGTAAGGTGAAGAATCAATATGCCGTTGATGGACTGCAGGATACGGATGTTGTGGCAGATACACAGTATAATTATGCGTTATTCCCGTATACGGCGAAGAATGGTTATACTATGTCTGATCTGAATCGGATAAGCGGCAGTTTAATGAGTTATGATCCGGTGTTGGCAAATAATACATGGGCGCAGATTTCCGAAGCGTCAATTGCGGGTATAGCTTCTGAGTTGTGGAATCTCGGAGATAAAAAGGATGGCTGTGCGATTATTGGGTTCGATCATGATGATTTGGCGGATGGGAGTGGGAAGGCGGGAATTACGTTCTCCTGCAATGATGGTAGAAAAACTATAAATGCTTCGTGGGGGCAAAGTTCGGGAGCTGTTTATAAAGGTTCCAATGTTGAGCTTAATCTTCGATACATTTATGAAGCAGCTGGCGGTACAAATCCTACATTTAGCAAATTACCGTTTGAAATTGCAGAACAAATTAAGTTGGTGAAAAAAGATTATGTAAACGGTTACAATGAATTGGCATATTGTAATTGTCGTTTATTTTTGTTTTCTATAAAAGAATATTTTGGAATTTCTACATATGACAAAGGTGGAGAAAGATATGCGGGACATTCGCATATTCTTGTCTTTTCAGGTGGTGAATGGACGCGCTCGAAGAATAGCATTTCATCTTCAATGATTAGATATATTTCGGATAAAGATACACACGGAACAAAAAATATGGAAGAGAATCTGCCATATTTGTATGGGTTTTGTATTTAAAATTTTTCAGATATCATTGAAACTTTTAATAGAAACAAGTATTTGTGATAATGTGGAGAATAAAGAGATGATAGAAATCAGGGCGAGACCGTAAAGCGGTCTTATTTTTGTGTGTGAGGATGTATAAAAGTGAGGTGATATGTTATGCCGGATACGGTTGTAGTGGCTATCCTGTCTCTGATCGGGACGCTGGCGGGGAGCTTCGGCGGTACGCAGCTTGTCAAATACAGGATAGAGCAGTTGGAGAAGAAAGTTGAGAAGCATAATTCGGTGGTGGAAAGGACCTTTCTTTTGGAAGAGAAGGTGAAGGTGGCGAACCATCGGATTGAGGATCTGGAAGGAAAGGTGGAATAATATGGATCTGACGTACTTATTTGAATATGTGAACTTGTTGACCTTGGGAATTTGCCTGTGCGTAGGTTACGCTCTTAAGACGGCGTTTGCCTGGTTCCCGAATAAGTATATCCCGTTGGCGGCGTTAACGATGGGGTGTATCATCAATATCCTGATCAACCTGGAGAGCGGGATCAATGCAATGGTTGTGCTTGGTGGCATGATCTCTGGTCTGGCCAGTACAGGATTGTATGAGATGATGCGTAATCTGTTGGATAAGGATGGAAGTTTACCGATAAGGAAATGATGTTGAGGACGTGTAACAGCGTCCTCTTTTTGCGCCGGTGCAAGAGCCGGCAGGAAGGAGTAGAATATGGGAAAATATAATATACATGCGGGGCATTGCCCGCAGGGGCAGGGTGCAAGCGGAGCGTCAGGGCTTCTGCAGGAATCTGTCGAAGATCGGAAGGTCAAGAATCGGGTGATCTCGGCTCTTCGGAATGCAGGTCATACGGTCTATGATTGTACGGATGAAACAAATTGTACAGTAGGGCAGAATCTTCGAAGAATCGTGGACAAGTGTAATGCTCATGCTGTGGATCTGGATGTTTCAATCCACTTGAATGCCGGCGGCGGGACAGGCGTAGAAGTGTGGTGCTATAGTGATAAGGTGGCGGATGTCGCAAGTGCGATTTGTAACAATGTATCGGATGCACTGGGGATTCGAATCCGCGGTGTGAAGTATACTCAGGGCCTTTATGTGCTGAAGAATACGAAAGCTCCGGCATTACTGGTAGAGTGCTGTTTTGTGGATAACCAGAACGACTATAACCACTGGAACGCTGAGAAGTGCGGGAATGCGATTGCATCTGCTATTGTTGGCAAGAGAGTCCAGGGATCCGGAAGCGCGGCACAGTCACCGAAGCCGGCAGCGCCGGTAGTAAAGCCGAACGCGGCGTTTGATTTTGAAGGATGGGTAAGAAGGCTGCAGGCTGAGTGTAATCGTCAGGGATTCAGCGATCAGCAGGTAGACGGGGATCCAGGACCGAAGACGCTTGCCGGATGTCCGACGTTGAAGCGTGGATGTAGTGGAAATATCACGAAGCTCTTACAGGAACGGTTGAATTCATTGGGATACCATTGCGGCGTGGATGGGGATTATGGAAGAGCGCCGTTTCATGAGACGTATGATGCTATCATGGCATATCAGAAGACAAAAGGGCTTGTCGTGGATGGTATTGTAGGCGTGAAGACGTGGAGTAAGCTGCTCGGGTTGTCATAGCCAGAAAAAAGCGTAGCCGATATGTACCCCAAGCACAAGTCGGTTACGCTTTTTTGAATCTCAATTAATAATCCCCTTGCAATGTATAGTATTTAGATAACTACACCATATATATTATAGATGATGGAAATTATTATGTCCAAAAGTATTAAACGTCAAATTTCGACATGTAAGATTAAATGCATGTATTTTTTGTATATTTACTAATAAAAATTATTTGACTAATTTATAGATGTGTGATATGACTTTTATCGGTTTAAGAATGAGTTGTCTCATTTTTGTCCAGTAGTACTACGGGAATATAAGAGTTTATGCGGTGTATCGAGTTTGGATAACATAACTTTTAATCAAGTTGTCCCGGGTTCGAACCCCGGCACGCTCAGTGAAAGAAACAGCCCAGAAACCTAGATTTTAAGTGGTTTCTGGGCTGTTTCAGCGTTTGTTCCAATTCGTATTAATTCCCCTATTTTTTCATGTACAGCTTCTTTCTTTTCATCTAGATGGGCATACACTTCCATTATCATCTTCAGATCAGAGTGACCCATAAGTTCAACAGCCTGAAACTGTCTAAAAAAGGGTGCTGCGCTGTCTGGGATGGGTATTTCACGGTTCCCGGCATCACTTTTTGCCCCGGTCTTTATGATTGGAGTATTCACATCGAACACGACAGTCTTATTCACGATCAGCAACTTCTTTTTGAGGTTTATGTCTGATTTGGTAAGGGCAAGAACCTCTCCGCGGCGCAGTCCAAAGTAAAACAGAAGCATAACAAGGGCGCGTTCCGTCTGGGTAAAATCCGCTTTCTTTATCGCTTCTTTCTCCAAGGCCGTCAGAGCGCGCTTCTCCGCCTTATGTCGCTTCGGAGGGGTTGCTTTCTTCGCAACATTCTCATGCAGCAGCTTATCATCTATGGCACTGTTAAAAATTTGGACAAGCGTCATTTTGATGATTTCACAGGTCCGTGGATGTTCCTGGTTATCATTGATCAGCTTCTGAACATCGGATCGGACAATCTTATTTCTAAGTTCCTTTTCGGTCTTGGCAGACAGAAAAACATTGTTCGGACGGCCGTCAGCCTTATATCCGATCATTACAGTTGTCGCGTATCTTCCATCTTTACGTTTTTTTGTATTTTCCCATAGTAACATCCTCCTGAAAAAGGGTATAAAAAATAACCCTCGTAAAATGCGGAGAATTATGGTATAATCTACTTGTTCAGGGTAGAGTATACCGCAATCCTCTAGTTTGCGAGTTACATCTATGAGAAATCGTCTCTGTTGGTGCAGGGGCGGTTTTTCTATAATAAGTCAGAAATCGTGATAGTCAGCCCATCAAAAATATAAACAGGAATCTCATCATCAAAAGAATACATATTTGCATCTTCCTCATCATCAAAGATATAGGTCTGAACAATTTTCTTCATCGGGTTTATAATCCAGTATTCCCGGACACCTGCAGTACGGTATTTGAATAATTTGATTGCACAATCTGTCCGTGTGCTGCTAGGTGAAATAATCTCTATAATCCAGTCTGGTGCCCCTTTGCATCCACGATCTGATAACTTGTATTTATCGCAAATAATAGAAATGTCTGGTTCCACCCATATCTTATCATCGGCGTTCAGATTGACGGCAAACGGGGCGGGGATGACTTCACAATTTCCTTTTTTTGATTTTACATGATTAAGAATTGCATAGTGTAGTTCGCTTAAGAGTTTCTGGTGGATAAAGCTTGGCGGTGCCATGGCGTACAGCTTCCCGTCGATCAGCTCCGCACGCTGTCCTTCCGGGAGATTCCAGTAGTCTTCTGATGTGTAAGTGCGTTCCTGGGGCATTGGCATGTGATTACATCCTTTCGTTACAATTATTAGTGATAGGTACACTCATAGAAAATCAATATCTGTTATAAATTTCTCCGCGATTCCCAACATCAATCACATAAATAATGCATTTCCCATTATCAATTGAGTAAATGATTCTATAACTACCGACACGGAGTCGTAACAAATTATCATATCCTTTTAGCTTTTTTATATCCTCACCATTTGGTAATTGCTCAATAGCGCTTACTATTCGTTTGCGTTCATTGAGAGGAAGTTTATCAATAAATTTTTTAGCTTTTTTCTTGATGATAATTTGATACATCAGTTAAGCCCCCATTCTTTTTTACATTCGTCCAATGTATATTCGACATCCTTTTCTGGGTCGGTATCATTCTTGTAATCTTCGATCATTTTCCTGCAAAAAATATCATCAGCTTCTTCATCAGCAGTAATTCCCTGTACATATGCCAGTACATATCCCATTTTATAATCAGGTACAATATCTAATAATTGGACAATTTTTTCTTTATTACTCACGATAAACTCCTTTCAGTTTACATTTTAATACTTTCCTACCACTTTCCCCATACAGACAATATTGTCATATTCAGAAATTATGATATTATCGGCATCCGGATTCCGTGAAATAAGTTCCGTCTCACCATATTCCTTGATATATGCATCGTTATTGATAATGAAAATCCCCACGTCCCCGTGGTTCAATTCTACTTTCTGGGAGACGAGGACGATATCGCCGTCGTTATAGTCCGGTTCCATGGAGTTCCCAGATACCTTGATCGCATAGTCTACTTTGCGGTTCTCCTGGGTATCTGGTATCGGCAGTTGGTCAACGCCCTCACTGCCAAGGATGAAAACTCCTGTACCGGCAGACGCGCTGTGGTGGTACTCTATGAAACGGGTGTTGTTCTCTAGCCGGGGTTGGATGTCTATAATAGTGGATGCTGTGGTGGTTTCCAGTTCTTCTATACGTTCTTTTTGTTTTTTTAATGAAGTAACTCGTTCTGTCTCTCGGTCTAAAGCTATATCTATGGTTTCTTTTCCGAAAGAATCTAAATTATTGTATTTTTTTAAAACCTCTTTGTCTCTTTTTGATAAGGAAGGGTGTTCTTTTTTAAATCCAAATACATCATCAACAGTAGTTCCATATAAATCACAAAGTATAAATAATGTGTTTTCATCTGGCTGCGAATATCCGGTTTCCCAATGTCCAACAATTGGTTGTTTTCTGCCTATTTTGTCAGCAACTTCCTGTTGTGTCATCCCACAAGAAATTCTTTTTGCTTTCAATTTGGCTTCTATTTCTTCTTTGGTCATTTTGTCACCGCCTTTCATCCAGGGTAGATGGCGTTTGGTACTTTTTATATTAGGTGGAGTTATTTCGAAAGTCAATAGAAATGTTTAGATTTTCTAAATTTACAAGCAGAAGGAGGGGGTGTGAAGAGTGGTT